CTATATTAAGAATGGAATCATTGCAGAAATTTCCGAAGGTCTCGCTCAAACACAAAAAGAAAAGCTTACCTCTCTCGCAGAAGGTGTTGAGTTCGTTAGTGAAGAATCTTATCGTGAAAAGATCGTGACGATCAAGGAAAACTATTTTCCTAGAACACAAGCTTCATCTTCTGAAGATCTTGTAACAGAAGCTCAGGTTATCTCAGCTGAAGGTCCTATGGCTGCATATGCCGCCGCCCTTTCTAAATGGTCTAACTGAGTTTTCTATAAATAATTCAGATTCCTAACATAACAAACAACTAGGAGAAATTCCCAAATGTATAATTCAGAAAACCTTCAAGAGAAGTGGGCTCCCGTACTCGAGCACACCGGTCTTGATAACATCAAAGACAATCATAGACGCGCAGTTACCGCTGTTCTTCTAGAAAACCAAGAACGTTTCATGCAAGAAGAGCGTGGAATGCTTACTGAGACTCCAACCAACTCTGCTGGTACTGGTGGTTTTTCAGGTTCAGGTGCTAACCCACCTGTTGCTGGTTTCGATCCTGTTCTAATCAGCTTGATCCGCCGTTCAATGCCTAAGTTGATGGCATATGACATCTGCGGTGTCCAACCAATGTCTGGTCCTACTGGACTTATCTTCGCAATGCGTTCACAACGTGGTACTGACCGCGATGGTAACGGTGCGACCCCTAACGTATTCACTAACGAAGCATTCTACAACGAGACTCCTACTGGATTCTCTGCTGATGACGGTGCATATTCTGCCGCAACTGGCGAAGCTGAAACCAACCCTTCAGTTCTTAACGCTTCTTCACCTGGTAACTATGCCGCTGTCGGTGGTATGAACACCGCGACTCAGGAAGCACTTGGATCTTCTTCAGGAACCGCTTTCCGCGAGATGTCATTCTCGATTGAGAAAGTTGCTGTTGAAGCAAAAGGTCGCGCTCTGAAAGCTGAGTATTCACTAGAACTCGCTCAAGACCTTAAGGCGATCCATGGTCTTGACGCTGAAGCAGAACTTGCTAACATTCTTTCTGCTGAAGTTCTTGCTGAAATCAACCGTGAAGTTGTACGTACAATCTACGTAACTGCAAAACCAGGTGCTCAGAACAACGTTGCTAACGCAGGTTCATTCGACCTAGACGTTGACTCCAACGGTCGTTGGATGGCAGAGAAGTTCAAAGGACTTATCTACCAGATTGAAAGAGATGCTAACGCGATCGGTCAAGAGACTCGTCGCGGGAAGGGTAACTTCATCGTCTGTTCTGCAGACGTTGCAAGTGCTCTAGGTATGGCAGGCGTTCTTGATTACGCACCTGCTCTAGGTGGTAACAACGGTTTGGCAGGTGTTGATGACACCGAGTCAACTCTAGTTGGTACACTTAACGGTCGTATTAAGGTCTATGTTGATCCTTACTCTGCTAACATTGCAGACGATCACTTCTACGTCATGGGTTATAAGGGTACTTCTGCATATGATGCAGGTCTCTTCTACTGCCCATACGTTCCTCTCCAGATGGTCCGTTCCATCGGTCAGGACACATTCCAACCAAAGATTGGTTTCAAGACTCGCTACGGCATGGTCGCGAACCCATTCTCCCGTGGAACCACTCAGTCAAGCGCTGCATTGACTGCAAACGCAAACGTCTACTACAGACGTACTCGCGTTCTCAACCTTATGTGATTCGTTTTTCACATTCTTTCGGAGGGTCCCAAAGGGGCCCTCTTTTTTTATAAATAATTCTAAAACATTATGGCATATTTTGCTGACAATCCAAACTGTCCTTCCAACTTTCTTTCTGGAATAGGATTTCAGTTTAATTTAAAAAAATTGCCTGGAGTATCTTTCTACTGTCAATCTGCTAATATACCTTCAGTAAATTTATCCGTTGCTATGCAAGCAACTAGGTTTAATGCGATTCCAGAACCAGGAGATGAAGTTAACTATGATGATCTTTCTATAAGATTTTTAGTAGATGAAAAACTAGTAAACTATAAATCTATTCATAATTGGATTAGATATCTAGGACATCCAGAAGGAGAAAAAGACTGGACCGATTATTCTGATGGAGATTCTTATCAAGAAAAACAATATAGTGATGGTCAAATATTTGTATTAGATAGTAATTTTAATAGAAAATTTGAAATTTATTTCAAAGATTTATTTCCAGTATCTTTGGGAGGATTAAATTTTGATGCTACATATACAGACACTGAGTATTTTGCTGTAGATGCTACATTTAAATATACTATCTATGATATAAAGGATGTAAGTTAGCCTAGATAAGATACTGATTGATTTTATATGATAACACTTGACGACATTAAATCCCAATGGGCTGAAGACTCAAAAATTGAACAAGATCTACTAGACGAAGAATCAATTAAAATTCCCCAACTACACAGCAAGTATTTAAATTACTTGTCTGATGTTAGGTTGTTAAAAATAAAAAAGGACCATGAATATAAATCTCTACTCAGAGATAAGTTTGAGTATTACACAGGTAAAGCAGAACCAAGTGTGTACCAAGAAAAACCGTTTGACTTAAAAGTACTGAAGTCAGACCTAGGATTGTATATGGATTCTGATCCTGAATTACAGCTTCTACAAACTCGCATAAATTATTATGAAGAGATTATGTTTTTTCTTGAAAAAGTTCTCCAATGTTTAAACAACAGAGGATTTCAAATCAAAAATAGTATTGACTGGCAAAAATTTATGCAAGGTAGTATTTAATGACTGATGTAGTTATTCAAAAGAAAAATGAAGTATATTTAACTGTTGAGTGTGAACCGCATATTAAATATGAACTGTCGGAGTATTTTACATTTGAAGTTCCAAATGCAAAGTTCATGCCTCAATATAAAAAAAGATTGTGGGATGGTACAATTAAATTGTTCAGTCCAGCTGATGGAAAAATATACTGTGGTTTGTATGACTACCTAGTTGAATGGTTAGATTCCAGAGAGTATAGTTACGAAAACAAAGATAATGAATATTATGGTTTACCACAAGAAACCAATGATTTAATATCAGTTAATGGTATAGTAGATTTTGTTAAGAGTTTAAATATACCTTTCAAGGTAAGAGACTATCAATACTATGCTATTTTTCAGGCATTAAAATATAATCGTAGGTTATTATTATCTCCAACTGCATCGGGTAAGTCATTAATGATTTATTCTATTACTAGATTTTTTGCAAATAGAGGAGATAGAATATTAATTGTTGTACCTACTACATCATTAGTTGAACAGATGTGTGGTGACTTTGATACGTATGGTTGGTCTTCTGAAGATAACTGTCATAAAATTTATGCCGGTAAAGATAAACAAACTAATAAACAAGTAGTAGTAACAACTTGGCAATCAATATATAAATTACCTAAAAGTTATTTTGAACAATTTGATTGTATTATTGGAGATGAAGCACATTTATTTAAAGCAAAATCTCTAATCAATATTATGACCAAGTTACATAATTGTAAACATCGTATTGGATTTACTGGAACTCTAGATGGATCAAGTACAAACCAACTTGTATTGGAGGGATTGTTTGGACCAGTCAATAAAGTTATTAAGACAAAACAACTAATTGATAAAGGTCATCTATCAGCATTAAAAATTAATATTTTATTATTACAACATCCAGAATTATTATTTGATTCATATCAAGATGAGATGGATCATATCTGTACTATGGATAAGAGAAATAAATTTATTAAAAAACTTACATTAAATCAAACTGGTAATACTCTTATCTTATTTGCATATGTAGAGAAGCATGGTCAAGTACTTTACGATATGATAAATAGCAGTGTATCAGAGAATAGAAAGGTATTCTTTGTCCATGGTGGTGTAGATACTGAGGATAGAGAAGAGGTTAGACAAATTACAGAGACCCAAGATGATGCTATAATTATTGCTTCATATGGAACATTCTCTACTGGCATTAATATTAAAAAATTACATAACATTGTATTTGCCAGTCCTAGTAAATCAAGAATAAGAAATTTACAATCAATAGGAAGAGCTCTTCGTAAAAGCAATCAAAAAGAAATAGCAACATTATTTGATATTGCAGACGATTTCACAAAAGGAGATAGAAGAAACTATACATTAAATCATATGGTAGAAAGAGTAAAAACTTACTCTCAAGAAAATTTTAATTATGAGATTATTCCAATCAATTTTAGGAGAAAGGAAGAATGATGATTCAAGAATTTATCGGAATGCTAAAGTTAGTTAGTGGTGAAGAAATTATTGGTAGAGTATTAGTATGTGAAGAAGAGAATGGATTTGTTATTGAGAATCCATTTAGTGTAGAAGAAACTATTATTGAAACACCAGCTGGTGAAATGGTAAAGATAGATTTGAGACCATGGGTTAAATTCTCTAGAGAAGAAATTCTATTTGTAGAGAAAGAAAAAACAATAACTATCTATGAAGCAGATGATAGAATAGAAAAGATATACAATAGAACATTACGTAAATATTTCTTTCAAGAAGATACAAGTAAATTAGATCTTAATGAAGAGATGGGATTTAAAAATAAAGTAAATGATGCAAGAGATAGCTTAGAGAAGATCTTTAAAGATAGCTAAGTTGTTCTCTGAACCTTAGCAGAGTTATTATACAGACATTTTAACCACTTGTCAAGTCTTTGATAATGTGGTATACTACTAACAATTACGAAAGCTAATAGCTGACATGTACCATGAAGAAAAAAGAACATTATGTAAACAATAAAGAATTTTTAGAAGCTATTACAGTTTATAGAAACAAAGTCATTAAGGCAAAAGAATCAGGTGAAACAAGACCAAGAGTACCAGAATACATTGGAGAATGTTTTTTAAAGATTGCAACACACCTATCATACAGACCAAACTTTGTTAACTATATGTTCAAAGATGATATGATTTGTGACGGTATTGAAAACTGTTTACAATACATTGATAATTTTGATCCAGAAAAATCTTCTAATCCATTTGCTTATTTTACTCAAATTATTTACTTTGCATTCTTACGTAGAATACAGAGAGAGAAAAAACAATTAGATATTAAAACACGAATCCTAGAGAAGTCTGGATTTGATGAAGTGTTTAGCGCAGATAGTTCGGTGTTAGGATATGATTCTTCTACGATGAATAGTATTAAAGAGTCCCTTGAAATTAAAGTTAATCGATGACCATTGCCCTTATTACTGATCAACATCTTGATGGGAGAAAAAACTCTCAAGTGTTCTGGGATTATTTCTTAAAATTTTATGATAATGTATTCTTTCCTTCTTTAGATAAGTATAAAATAAAAAATATTATTGATCTCGGTGATACGTTCGATAATAGAAAAAATATTGATCTTGCTGCATGGCATCGTATTAAGAAACACTATTATGATAAGTTAGCAGAACGTGGTATACGTGTTCATATGATTGTTGGTAATCATACTGCATATTATAAAAATACAAATAAAATTAATACACCAGAATTACTTTTAAATAGTTACGGTAACATTCATATCTATAGTGAGGTTGAAGATATTACTATAGAAGGATTAAAAATAACGATGCTTCCGTGGATTAATTCTGAAAATTATGATAAAGTTTTTAATCACTTAAACAACACTGACTCTAAAATTATTATGGGTCATCTTGAGATCGATGGATTTCAAGCTATACCTGGTCATGTGTTTGAGGGTGGATTAAAATCAGAATCATTTAATAAATTTGATAAAGTTTTTTCAGGACATTTTCACCATAAATCAGAAAGGGGGAATATAAAATACCTTGGAAATCCATATGAACTTTTTTGGAATGATTATAAAGCAGAAAGAGGATTTCATTTACTAGATGCTAAGACTCAGAAACTAGGATTTATTAAAAACCCATATCGTATTTTTAATAAAATATTTTATAATGATGTAAAAAATAATTATAAAAATTTTAATGCTTCTGAATATAAAGATATGTACATTAAAATTTTTATAGAAGAAAGAAATGATAATAACTTATTTGAACAAGTTTTAGAAAAATTATATGACACAGGTGTACATGATATTAAAGTTATTGAAACTGATAATTTAAACTTAGATAACTCTGAAGAAACTTTTGAGGGTGAGGATACCCTTACTACTCTCAATAGATATATAGATGAAACAGAGAATATAAATCTTAATAAAAATAGTATTAAAAATATTATTAAATCGATTTATGTTGAGGCTTGCGAGGTGCAATAATGTTTATTCTCACGATGTCAGATGAAACTGAAGGAGCATATGCCGTTATAACACAGGAAGGTGAAAAAGTCCTTCAGTTGTTTGAAACTAGTGATGATGCTGAACGGTATGTTGGACTTTTAGAAGCAGATGGATTTCCATCTGTTGAAGCAACTGAGATTGAGAGTGAACAAGTAGTTGCGGCTTGTGAGAGATTCGGATATAATTATGTTATAATAACACCAAACGACTTTGTAATCCCACCAAAATTTGATTCGCATGATTTTATTTAAGAGTGTAACTTATAAAAATTTTCTCGCTACAGGAAACAATCCTATAACAATCTTTTTAGATTCTACTAACACAACTCTGATTGTTGGTCAGAATGGTGCTGGTAAGAGTACTATCATTGAAGCAATTGTATTTGCACTGTTCAATAAATCTTTTCGTAAAGTAAATAAAAATCAACTTATCAATAGTATCAATGAAAAAGATTGTGTAGTAGAAGTTATATTTTCAGTTGGTGCTACTGAGTGGTTAGTTCGACGTGGAATGAAACCTGGTATATTTGAAATTCATAAGAATGGAGTTTTACTTGATCAACATTCCTCTGCAGTAGATCAACAGAAATGGTTTGAACAATACGTATTGAAACTAAACTACAAATCATTCACTCAAATTGTTGTACTTGGTTCTTCTACATTTGTTCCTTTCATGCAGTTACCTGCTGGATCACGTAGAGAAATTATTGAGGATCTTCTAGATATTCGTATCTTCTCTACAATGAATGTTATTCTAAAAGATAAAATTAAAACATCAGGTGAAGAACTTAGAAATTTTGAAACCGATATTGCTTTCTTGAAAGAGAAAGCAGAAATGCAAACTAATCATATTAAGTCTTTAGAGAAAACGGCAAAGAAAACTATATCTCAGAAGCAAGATAAAATTGTAGAACTAGAAGAGGGTGTTGAAGTATTAAATAAAACCATAGAAAAATCTAATACTCATGCAACTCAATTATTAGAAGAACTAACTAAATTTAATGGTATTGATATAAAAATTAAAAAATTAGAAAAGGAAATTACAACTAATACTAACTTAATTACAAGAACTGAAAAAGAAGAAAACTTTTTTGTAGATAACGATGTATGTCCAAAGTGTACACAACCTATAACTGAAGATGTTAAGAAAAATCATATTCTTCAATCTTCTAAAATTATTCATGATACAACTGAAATAGTTAAAAAATATAAGAGTCAACTTCAGACAGCAAATAAGATTATTGAAAAACAATCTGATATGAATATGGAGGTATCTGAT